TTTAGAATCCAAAATACAAGATCGAACTAATCCAAAAAGTGGAGAACTTTATACTAAATTACTGACCAATTTATTTCAAACTAAAGATTCTATTAACGAAGATTTTGTATTGAATCAACTGAATCAATTCGTCAGACGGCAGCGATTAAAAGGTGCGATTGTTGAAGCAGCTTTATTCATTAAAGATGAAACTAATGAATCTTTAGTGATTGCGGAAAACACTCTCAATAAATGTTTAAAAGGACAGATTCAAGTATTTGATCGTGGATTATCTTTCAGTGATCCAAAAAGAGTTTTACAAGTTTTAAAAGAAAAGATTTTACCACCATACCCATACGGTATTCGACAGTTAGAAGATCAACAAATTGGACCGGCACCTGGTGAGTTGTTTATATTTTTAGCATCCGTATCTCGTGGTAAATCTTGGGCATTAATTAATATTGGGCGACAATGTCTGCAATATCGAAAAAAAGTTCTTCACATTACATTGGAAATGCCCGAAGCTCAGGTGGCACAACGTTACTTGCAATGTTTATATTCACTCAGCTCTCATAATGTACAAGAAACTCAAAAGATACAGATCAGTACATTTAATCATGACGGATTGGGAAGATTGTCCAGTTTAGCTGTTGAAGAATTAAATCGACCTTCCATTAAACATGAAAAAACGATAGCAACCATCGCTAAAAAACTGGAACGATACAAAGGAAGAAACTCGTTAGAGATTTGTGGCTTCCCCACCAGTTCATTGTCCATTGAAGGTCTTGAAGTTTATTTAGATACATTAGATCGTTTATATAATTATGTTCCAGATATTATATTATTGGATTATGCAGATTTGATGAAATTAGATTATAAAAATCTCCGTACCAGTACAGGTGAAATTTATAAAGAATTACGAAGAATTGCTGTGGAACGTAATGTTGCTATGGTGACAGCATCACAAGCCAATCGAATGGCGGAAGATGCTCGTGTGATTACTTTAAAACATTTAGCTGAAGATTATTCAAAAGCCGCAACAGCAGATACAGTAATCGCCTATTGCCAGACTCCCCAGGAGAAAACTTTGCAACTGGCCCGTTTGTTTGTTGCTAAAGCACGGGGACAGGAAAGTGGTCAGATGGTACTCATTTCACAAGCTTATGGATTGGGACAGTTTTGTATGGACAGTACCAGTATCAATGATCGTTATTGGACGATGTTGGAAGAACCTAGTCAAGATCCTGAAACAACCCCACAATCACAACGACCCCGCTTTAGGCCAAGGAATAGTTCATGATTCGCAAAGAAGCGGTAAAAGAATTTATCAATCAACCCAGAGAATCTTTTGATTGGATTAAACAAGCATCACGTCAAGAATTAGAAGCTGCTATTAAAGAGTTGTGTCCGCAATTTAGTACGAAAACTCAACTCTTTACTCATCAACTTGCCAGTGTTTATCTGGGATTGTGCTTTGATGGATTTTTATATTTTTTAGATATGGGACTTGGTAAAGAGCAACCATTGACCAGTAAAATTCTAACACCTTCTGGTTGGAAATTAATGGGTGAAATTTGTGTGGAGGATGAAATTTGCCATCCCAATGGCACAACATCTGTTGTACTAAATACTTTTCCACAAGGTGTTAAAGACGTTTATAAAGTCACATTTACGGATGACAGTAGTACTGAATGTGGCGAAGAACATTTATGGACAGTAACGACACCGGGAATGAAGTGGAAAGGTTATGGTTATCGTACTTGGCCGTTATCACGCATTAAACAAAGAATACGTGACACATCTAATAATTTAGTTCATTTTATTCCAATGACTCAACCCGTTCAATTTAAAAATGAAATTACAGAATTAATGATCCATCCTTATGCGTTGGGTTGTTTAATTGGTGATGGTAGTTTGTCTGGAAATAAAATTTCTTTGACTAAAGGTGATAAAGAACTTTTTACTTTAGTTGAACAATATTTTCCAGATACACTGATGTTTTCAAATTTAAAAGGAATTACACAAAACATAAAAAGAATTTCAAAAAAAATACCACAAAATACATGGGTAAATGAAATACGTCGTTTAAATTTAAACACTAAATCTAATGCTAAACACATTCCAGAAGAATACTTATTTTCTTCAGTAGAAAATCGAACTGCTTTATTACAAGGTTTAATGGATACAGATGGACATGTTTTTCCAGATGGTAGTGCAATTGAATGGAGTACTGCATCCGAACAACTATGTAAAGATTTTATATTTTTAGTACAATCTTTAGGTGGTACTGCTCACTTTAAAATTAAAGTGGTTAATGATACTAATTATTGGGTAGTCAAACTCTTATTAATTAACACATTTCCATTATTTAGATTAACTCGAAAAAAATTACGTTGGGAACAACGTCAAGGTAAATACCAACCAAGACGTGGCATAAAAGATGTTGTTTACATTGGACAAAAAGAGTGTCAATGTATTCGTGTAAGTAATCCAGATGGTTTATATATTACTGATGATTTTATTGTTACACATAACAGCAGATCTGCATTAACCACTATTGAATGTCGGCAAAAACTTAAACAAGTTAAAAGAACTTTGATTGTAGTTCCCAATTTAGTGAATGTTGAATCTTGGTTAGAAGAAATTCAAGTTGCTACGAATTTGACTGCCGTGGGTTTAACGGGAACGAAAGCGGAACGTTTAGCATTGCTGGAACAAAAAGCATCTTTATTCATAGTCAATTACGATGGCTTACCTATCTTTACCACCGATTTTAAAGAAGTTTCCAGTAGAAAAGCAACTCGTAAAAGAGTACTTAATAAAAAAGCATTAAGATCATTTGCCACTCGTTTTCAGATGATGATCTTAGATGAAATTCATCATGTCAAACACACCAATACTCTGACTTATCAAATTTGTAATGAGTTAGCCAATGTCATTCCATATCGTTTGGGGATGACGGGAACACCCGTAGGTCGAGATCCTGCTAATTTTTGGGCACAATTTCATGTAATAGATCGTGGTGAAACTTTAGGTAATAATAAAACAATCTTTTTACAAGCACTGTTTAAGCCTCAAGCTAATTATTGGGGTGGGATGGATTGGATTTTTCCTGAAAAGAATAAACCCGTTTTGCATGACATGTTGGGGCATCGCAGCATTCGTTATGCCGATCATGAATGTAATGATCTACCTCCACTCTCCATGATTAAAATGCCATTGGTATTGGCACCCGATGCTAGAGCTATATACCGCCAACTCGTATTGGACAGTATTGAACAAGCCAAAGGAAATTCTGCCGATGCTAAACAACAACGAAAGAATTACTATTCGAAAACTCGACAAGTTGCGAGTGGCTTTTTATATGAAGATGTAGATGATGAGCGGATGGCTTTGACGTTTACCAATCCCAAATTGGATGCATTGGAAGAAATTTTACAAGATGTGCCTGATGATTGTAAAGTTGTGATCTTTCATGTATTCAATCAATCAGGGATTGATATTATTACTCGATTGAAAAAGTTGAAATACAATTATGCCGCGATGAATGTCACGGCGGAAGGAAGTAAGGTCGATGAATATAAAAAGTTTAAACAGAATACTAAAACTCAGATCTTAGTCGTTAATATTGCATCGGGTGGTGAAGGATTGAATTTACAAAATGCTAACTACTGTATCATGTATGAACACACCGACCGTCCAGATGTTTTTAGACAAGCGCTGAAACGCTGTCATCGCACGGGTCAACAAAAAAAGGTATATGTTTATCAACTGTACATGAAAAATACCGTTGAAATGAAAATTATGGAATTTTTAAGCGAAGGTAAGTCATTGTTTTCGGCAGTCGTGGATGGTAAAATGGATTTGAAAGAACTGTTGATGGATGAATAACTTTAAAGGTGTATACGATGCTGCAATTGAAAGAAACAAAAAACTTAGTACAGCCATTGGAATCTACGTATGTAGATCCATTTGATGTACAATTATTACAGAGTGCAGATGGAACAAAACTGTTTGAAGTGGAAATTGATCCTGTCAATCACTTGGTGATTTTAACCATTACCGTGGAAGAGCAATCATTTATGCTGACTTTAGCTGCTTCGCAAGCGGTGAGTGTGGGACAATGGTTGTTGGAAGCCGGTTATGTCGTGAATTTCACTGAAAAAGCCGGTATTCAATTTGAAGGAGACTCTGATGAGTAATACGGAAATAGATTTGGAAGTTGGAATTATTGACAAACGGGTTGTACTTCATATAAAATATAAACACCCCGATA